TTCTTTAATAGCTTAATAATAGCTTGTTTTTGTGTGTTTCTCATGGTTAAAATAATGATGTTTGATTTTTTAACAATAACGAACTTTTTAAATTCTTTTTAGCTAAATCAAAATAAGACTCTTTTAATTCAAATCCTATTCCTTTTCTATTCATTTTTACCGCCTGATAAACCTCTGAACCTATACCCATGAATGGTGTTAAAATGGTATCGCCTTCATTAGAATAAAGTAAAATTAATCTTTCAATTGTATCTAATTGAAGCGGGCAAATATGTTTTTCATCGTTACTATCTCTCGCATCTCTAAACCCTTGTAAAGTGTTTCCGTAGTCAATATCCATCCAAACTGGTGAAGCTATTTTTTGCCACAAATCTACATTGATATTCGTATTTCTTACTGGGTCAATTCTTTCTCCGTCTTTTCTAAAAATCATTACATAATCAGGAATACCAACCCTTGACATTGTAGAGTCTTTTTTTATTTGTTTATGCAATAATCCTAATGCTTTGGTTCTTTGCATTTCTACTACAGGATCTTTCCAAATGGTAATTCGTGAATGATAAATAAATCCAGCTTCATTAAATGCTTTTAAAATCATGCCTGAAAAATCTCTCAAGCCAATAAAACCTTCCTTTCCTTTTTGAATTGGCAAATCCATACAATGAACTGCTACATTTCTACCTGATTTAATTACTCTATAAAGTTCTTTTATTAAGTACCCAAATTGAATTAAAAATTCATTGTAATCTTTAGAGTTACCCATATCCTCAATATGGTTTGAATATGTGTATAATTCGGCAAATGGAGGACTGAAAACCGATAAACCAACCGACTCAGATTCTACTTCCTTGATTAATTGAACACAATCACCTCTTTTAATTTTGAACCATTCATTTGATTCTGATTCGGTGTCAAATGTTCCTGAACTTAATACATTGTTATTTAGATTTTCGTTAACTGCTATGCTCATTTCGTCTTGCATGATTTCAAATTGTTTTTGTTTGTTGTTAATTGATTGAATTACGTTTGTCATTGTATCAGTAGTAATCATATAGATATTTACATTTTGAGTCTGACCAAATCTATATGAACGTCTAATAGCCTGATATAATCCCTCAAAGCTAAAATCTAATGAGGCAAATATTTGATTTCTGCAATTCTGATAATTTAATCCGAATTGGGCTATTTTAGTTTTTGTAATCAAAACCCTAAATTCATTTTTGCCAAAGCCTAAAAGCATTTTTTCTTTATACTCAGGACTATCACCGCCTTTTACTTCTATTGAATCGGGTATGAGTTTTCTAAGCAATTCGCCTTCCTCATTTTGCTTAACCCAAATAATAAAGTTTTCAGTAGAATTGTTTACCAATTTAACAACTTCATCAATTCTTTCTAATTTAGTAAGTCTTAATTCGTGATTGAAATTTGTTGCACTTATAGCGGTATCATTAAATAGGCTGCCATTGTCGCGCTTAGTTGTTACTATCTTTTTTTCAATTAAGTTCAAACTTGGTAAATCATATCCTTGTGCCTTAAATCCTATGTCACTTGGTTTATTTAACATGATAGCCCATGTTCCAACCCATTGATAAAATAGTTTATAGGCATGACCTTTAATTCTCCATTTAGCAGTTTCGCCCCCGTCATGAATAAAGTACATCGCTAACATTTCATTTCTATTCATAACCCCTAAAAACTCTGAATGGTTGCCCAATTCCATAGGGTCGTTTGGTGAAGGTGTAGCAGTACAAGCTAATTTAAATCGAGTATTATAAAATGAATCGAGTATCTTATTTTTTATAGCACCTTCAAAGTTTTTAAGAATTGAACTTTCATCTAATATAATCCCTGAATAAATACTACAATCAATATTTTCTAATTGCTCATAGTTGTTGATGTCGATATTTGACAAATCAACTCCGAATTTATTAGCTTCAGCTATTGTTTGCGCTTTTACGGCTAATGGTGCTAAAATTAATACCTTTGATTTAGTGAACTCTGTAACCTGATATGCAAATTCTAATTGCATTAAAGTTTTACCTAAACCACAATCAGCAAAAATAGCATATCTACCCGCTTTTAATGCACGTTTGACAATGAATCTTTGAAAGTCGAAAAGGTTTGAGTTTAATTTTGAGTCCTCGATTTCAAATCCTGAATCTTGGATGCGTTTAATTTTGGAGTCTAAAAACTCCGCGTAAGTTTGTTGTATCATTTTTAAATTGTTTGGTTTTCAATAATAAGTTTAAACTTTGTAATTTGCAATTACTTCATTCATTTTTTCTAAAACTTGTGTTGACATCTCCTCTAAGTGGGTTAATCCGTCTGCATCTTGCAAATATTGATTAGCTTGTTTATCCCTTGAATAGATTTCGTTGAGTTTGGAATTAAGTAGATTTGAATTAGCGAATATATTAAAGATAGCCTTTGACACATCTTCGTTAAATTCATCTCTTATAAGTGGCTTTAATTCGCTTGCAATAGACTTGTATTGAAGGATTGAAAGACTAAGAATCTGAATATCTCTAATAGCAGCGGATGCAATTAACATCTTTTTTTTCTTAGTTAATTTCATTTTAAAAGGTGTTTGACTTGGTTGAAACATTCAGTCATTTGCTTATCTTTTGAGTCAAGTAAATCGTTCACTTTGTTTCTGCTGGAGATTAGCGTTGAGTGATCCATGTGACCAATTTCAGTAGCTATAAACTTCAATGAGCCGTACTTATTCATGATGCAGATATACCTTGCAATGTGTTTCCAAATGGTGTATTCTGCTTTCCTGTCCTTTCCTAATAGATTGCCTACTGATATACCCGAAATAGCACTTACTGCCATAAACACAAATTGAATCTTTTCTTTGTTTGTTTCAGGGTTTTTGTCAATTACGAATTCGCTCATTTCTTTTGGCAAATCAATATTGTGCTTGACTGCTAAGTGTGTCAAAAATGTGTTTAAATTTTGGTTGTTAAGTACCATGTTATTGTTTGGTTAATTTTGTTTTTTTGGATATGTGCTATAAAATGGCTGTAATAAGTAAGTTAGCGGCAAGGCTATCCGACCTTTTCCGAAACCTTATCAAGTAATTCACTATGGCTTTTAATATCTGCTCGTTCTTTTACTTCTACTTCAACTTTGCAAATAGTTCTTAAATCAGTTTCTCCTTGTTTTTCAATTACCAATTCGTAAAGTGAAACAAGCATATCTAAGCCTTTTGTGTCAAAACCATAGCCAACTATTCCAGCAGCTATTTTCATGTAATTAATTTTTTCTTCGTGTGTCATTTTTTTTAAAATTAAGTTACTTCAACATTTCCGCATAGAATTGCGGCAGTTCGTTTTTGTTTTCAATTTTAATCTTGTGATTTTTAGCGTATCGAATTAACTCGTATAATTCGCTAAACTTTTGTTTTGTTTTGTCCGGTGCAATTAACTCGCACCTGGAACCAATGATTTTTATTTTGTACATTTAGAAGGGTAATTCTATTTCTTCAATTTCATCCTTAGTAAATTCCTTTGAGGTTGTTGTTTCAGGCGTTGGAGAACTTGAATTGAACTTAAACTCTTTGCCGTTGCCTACATAAGACTTGGGTGTCTTTGCTTCCCTTTGCTCTTTTGATTGGCTGATATAAGCGGTGTGAGTGTTACCGAATTTGTCCGTTTCTTTACGTTCATCTACTACTACTGAAACATAGTGTTTACCGTTCTTTTCGTTCTTTTTTAAATGAGGTTTCAAATCCTCAGCGCATAAGCTAATTACTATCATTGTTTTGTTTTATTAAGTGATTTTGATATTCAAGTTCGTCCGCAATTTGTCTTAAATTGTCGATTAAATCTTTGTCTACTTCTCCATTCAGATTAGTAACATCTTCTTTAAACTCAAAATTTAAACCCTTGACAATTATCTCAATTATTTTTGCAGGTGATATTCGTGAATCTCCATATTGCTTAGTTGATATTTCCATTGTTTGTGTGATTAATTGTTTAATTGTTTTAAAAGTTCTTGTTTAAAATTGTTAGTTAGTTCTATTTTGTTAAGTAGGTGTTCAATCCTTGCTTCATCTCGTGGAATCTCAAGGCAAAAATATTGATGTTTTTCTTTCTTTACTCGTGGGTCAAAACTTACGAAATAAGCCTTTTCAGAATTGGTAAGGAAAGTGTTGAATTGCATTTGGTCATAATACTTAGGAAGTTCCTTTTGGAAGTTCTCAGCTGTTAAAGTTAGTTTATACTTTAGATGCGTTTTGCTGTCAGGACATTTGATTTCTACACTTGCCTTCATCTTAGGAAGAATTATGTCAGGAGTACCGCC